GGAACAGCGAATCTAAGGATATTTATGACCTCAACCTTAGTAATACCGCCAGTTACAGGATCGACAGTGATGTCGAAAAGTCTATTTGGTCTATCTTTCCTGCGCTGTCTTTCAGACTCAGGAGTATTGTCTGGATCGGTAATGGGTCTTGTAGGATCGGAACCAATCAGGTTATCAATCTGCTCATCATCAACAGCATTTGGAGTATCTTCAAAGATAAATTTAGTCTCATCGATGAAATCATCTGGACCATATCCACTGCCAGGATTTTGTACATAAACCGCTGTCATACCAATGTTTGTTGGTGGATCATCTACAACGGGATAACCCTCACCCTCAGTGTTAACTACGATTGCTTCTACTCCACCTTCTTCATTAAGAACTGCCTTTGCGGTGGCACCGTGACCCTTACCACACTTATCACCAATACGGACAGTTGGTGGTGTTAGATAACCTGAACCAGGTAGTTTCATGTTAACACCGATAATTCCAGCAGTTCTTGAGACACTATCAGCGATTGCACCTGCTCCAGAACTTTCAATAACATTGCCGACCACAGCTTCACCAATAGCACCGATACCACCACCACCAAAGATCTCGACAAATGGATTACTATCTCCACAAGCACCGCTACATCCACCAGCACCAGATAGACTATCTAAGAGATCGGAAACCTTTCCACTACCCGATGGCAATCCGTTAACAAGATTTTGTACATAGTTAAATGGATCTGCACCCTTTTCAAAGATAGGACCAGCGATCTGATATTTTTTCTCAGGAGCACACTTACCTTTGTTGGTCTGACCACAATCTAAGAAACTAGAAACATCCTCCAAAATACCAGCGGCACTCTTAAGGAAGTCTGCTACCTTCAGTCCTCCAGATAAAATTGGTTTTAAGAAATCGAATAGTGGTGCGATTGCTTTTTCAATTTTATTAATGATATCTCCTATAAAACTACCAACAAAGTTAGCAGCAGCACAAGCAGCAGCTGCAAGACCAGAGGCAAGTAAGTCTTTGAGTGCATCACTAACGCTCCCTTTAATAGCTTCTACAACCTTTGCTGCAGCACATGCCAGTCCATTCTCTGCGTTCTTTACAGCAGGAACCATACCAATTTGTGCTGCTCTACCTGATGCATGGGCAACAGCATATGACTGTGGGGTATTACCCATCTGACCGAATACCTTACCAAAGGTATCCTTGTATAAGTTATCTAAACCCTCCTGTAATTGTGGTTCTATCCAATCATATGTCACATCCATCATTCTGCCGACAAAACCATTTGCCTGCGTTTCAATAAGACTAGAGACAGCATTAATCTCTGACTCTAATTGAGCACCTTTTAGTGACAATTCCTCGATCTTGTAAGACATGTTCTCGATGAGGTTAGCCATTCGAGAAATCGAGAAGTCATTACATGGGTCATCAGTGAGGACAAACTTACCTGCACCATCAGCATCAGCGTACTGACCTTTCTCTGCACTAGTGTTGGTCTCGTTAGATTTTGCGTTTTGTTCGTTAGACTGATCGGTTTTAATTTTTGGGTTTACTGGAGTATCTTCCGTATATCCAGTATAGTTAATGAATGGTTTAGTATACTCTTCTAGGGTCTGTCCATCACCAGTGTGTGCAAAGTGACCTAGAATACACGGTTGTTGTGCTTTATCACCGTCTAAAAAGAATCCTAGGCAAACATCACCCTGTTGGAGTTCTGTTGACTCAGAGAAATTTGCTGCTCCACTACCAGCAGTAGGGGGCAGCAATACTTGTGCAAAGGGTAACTCTGCATCCTCTACAGAGTCATCAAAGGGGTGATACCCCATGATGCGAACTTTATACCTGTTACCCCAACCAGCACCATCAACGGTCTGGTCTTCCTGCACTTCGCGAGGAGCGACCTGTCCGATCCAGAGACGCATACCGTCTCTGCCGAAAAAATTAGATTGTCCACCCTCGATTTCTCTTACCATTAGTCTTCGTAGATTCTACACTCGTCTGATTCGGGGAAGTCTTCACAGTACAGCTCAAAATCCGTGGGATCATGATGATCGTCGGGATGTGCTTCCTTGTATCTTTCTAACTGGTCCAGTTGTCCCTCAATATGTCTACGCATTTGAGGATTAGTTGTGGGATCGTGAAGGATTTCCTTATCCTTCTCGATATGATCTTCGATAGATTTTTCCATGTTAGATACCTGATTTGTCCCTGATCACTCTCATAGCGGAATATGATCGATTAGGTGACCAGAAATGGGTTATTTCTTTTATAATATATAGACCACTTTGCTTATCGTCAAGTTCGTCTTCACTGTCTGTCAGGGGAAACTTACATTCAATAACATCTCCCGCAACTAGAGCAACATTTGCTGCACAGGTGAAAGTCACCGTCTGAGTAAACATTGAACTGTAGCGAGCGATGGACTGAGATAAGTCCTCTAATTCATCATTATTGATATCTTTCGATACCTTAGGTTCAGACTGACCAACATCGAATATACCGCAAAGGATCCTTTGTCCCAACTCATTAGCTGGGATGGTATTTGGGTCTTGGACTTCAGGAGTAGGGTTCTCTTCTGTACCCAAAGACTCCTGATCATTGTTTGCTTGGAACTTGTTATTCACAAACTCAAAGGTATTGGGATTGAAGAAACATCTGTATGTAGATTTCTCTCCAGCAGCACTGTCATTAACAACATCATTGTTATTTTTGACTGAATATTGTAGAACCTTGAACTGGTTCTTCTCTACAATTTCATCCATGTTTTCGCGACATGCTGCAGCAGCGTTCTCGTTAACTCTACTGAAAGTATAAGTTGCTTTCTTCTCCTCCTTAATCATCTCTTCAAATGATCTGAAGGTGACACCCTTCCTAGTCTGCCAGAATAAAAATCCTGCAGTCTTACTATTAGCACCAACTGGAATAGCTCTTGCTGCCAGGTGAGGAATAATAGTAAAGGGTTTCCTCATGTTACCGTAGAAGTTAATATTCTTTTGTGTTTCTTCTACCTTTTCAATATCATCCTCCTCGAACTTCAGCAATTTTAGCACATCGTCAATGATCTCGCTTATCTTTTTGTTCAGATATTTCTTTAATACTCTGGTTTTCTGATTTGTAATTGCCTGTTCAGATACAAGTTCCAGTATAAAAGTCTGCATCTGTTTCTCTTGGATAAATCCAGAGATTTTGTTCACATACATTACAACATCAAACTCTCCAGGAGTTTTTTCGGTGTGCTGTTCGTATGGTGTTGTAATTTTAAGGACTACCTTCTCTCCACCACGAATAGGTAGAGTGTTATACACATCAGTCGTAGAAACAATCTGAATGTTAGCGGTAATTGTCGGAGAGAATAGATCCTCATAATACTGACATGATACCACGCCACCCTTTATGTCCAACTCCTCTCCTTTCAGAGAGGTAATTGACATAACATCAAAACTAGATCCTTGGGTTGGTTGTGCTGGCATTATGTGTAGAAGTTCTTAAGCATCGTTGACATAGCAACCCAATCATCTTGACGACTAGGAGCTGCTGGTGGGTCTTTAGACTTACTGCCTCCACCGCCTTGAGCGATATTATTATTCTTATTTATTGGGAAAGGTACAAAGGTTGGAGTCTCAGGTTCCTCTAGGGCACTAGGATCTGGGGCAGGTTGTGGATTATTGAAAGATAATAGAGTGCTGGGAGGTTGTTCTTCTGTCTTCTGACCAGTGTAATTGAAGTGTGTAGATGTTGCTTTATAGTCTGCATGTATGAATCCAAATTTGTGAGCATTCTTTCTGATCCATTTACCAGCAGTGGTGTTCCAGTTAATATCAAATGCCTCACCATACATGTGAGAAGAGTTCTTAGCAGATCCTGGTGTAGCAGCATTTTTGCCTGGGTCTCTGTAAGCACTAGAAATACCAGGTCCAATGTCAATACCATCAGCTGCAGCAGCCTGTGCCATTGCAATGAAGTCTTGCACAGCATTTCCACCCTTTGCAGTAGAGTTTAATAAGATCTTTCTGCCTTTATAATCAACATAACCAGTGTCTACCAGGTTAACATTACCTGCTTTAGGTTGTAGAGGTTGTGTTGTTGGTTTGTTATTAACTACAGGGTTTGCAGTTGGTGCTGGTTGTGGTCGCGGTCCAGGTGCAGGAGCAGGTTCCTGTCTTGCTCTTTCGATAAGTGCTTTCTCTGCGTCAGTATATTTTCTATGTCTAGGATCTGCAGTCCAATGCCCCAACCCACCATCTTTTAGGAGAGCGATAAACATTCTATCCTGATTTTCCTTATTAAACTTATCTCCAGGTTTGAGATTTGCCAGCTTCATAGCACTCTCAAGAGTTCCAGGAATAAACTGATAAGCACCAGCAGCGAATACAAATCCCTCATCATTATTGAGTGTTGTCTTCTGTCTCGCCATGACCTGAGCAATGGTCAGAGATGTTAGATCTACCCCAATAATGTCTTTAGAGTGACCAGATTCTGGTTCGGCACCTTTCTTATCAGGAACAGTGCCCTGATTCATAGCATTGTATCCACCAGAAGTGGTAGATTCTCTAGATTTAATCAGTTCTGCCGCTTCCTGCTGAAGTGGTGATAATACTGGAGAACCTCCAGAGGAAGAGCTACTGCTACTAGAACTAGAAGAACTAGAACTGGATGATGAAGATGTTGTTATTTCTGGACCTCCTCCTGCCTCCATCGCTGCCTTAATATCCTCTACACCCTTACCTTCTACCCAGTCTTTAATTGATTCCTCAATGTTATTGATCTCAAATCTCCACTTAGCTTGACCATCCTTTACCGCAGCTTGTGCATCATCAATCTCTCTTCTAAGTTTTCCTTCACTATCGAAGAAATCCAGATTCATTACATTTTCCCACAGTTGCTCACCAACATCAATTATCTCTTCTATCGCAGTGACAGCAGAGTCCCACATGTTTTTGATAGAGTTAAAGACTCTCTCGATTGTGAGTTTAATACGCTGAACTTCCTCAATAATCTGAGGTAACTTGTCTAGTACAAATCCTGCAATAATTGCACCCAGAGCTTTCATAAGTCTCTGGAATGGACCACCACCAGATCCTAACTTTTTATTTGCAGCACCTGCTCCAATCTGAGATTCTGGTTTCTTTGCCTCCATAAGTTTTTCGGCATCAACCTTTTTCTCAGCATCGTTTGCTTTGAACGCTGCAAGATCAGCAGCAATGATTGCCTTTTTATCTGCCTTTAATTTTTTATTAACTACCTTCTTCAGACTAAGGACTGACTGAGTAACACCAGTTAGACCAATATCGATAGTATCAATTACTTCTAGTGTTGGTACTAACTTCATTTACCAATACCGTAGACTGATCTGAAGTGCAGAAGATAAGCATTATCTGGATTACTAGTCATTAAATCTGGAATACCAGATGCCTCACCCTCTCTATAGTTTTCATCACCCTCATATCCACTCGCATCTTTCTGGTAATCAAAAGGAACTAGTGTTACCTTTGATTCTTTCTTAAATGGTTGCTTTACTAGATCCAGTGAATTATTTTGGGCGGAAGATATGGGTGGCATGTTCTCTTTCTGCAATGCCTTATTCAAACCAGCTTCCTCTCTCGCGAGAGTAGCCTCTAAAGATTTGTCATTTGGATCATAAGGAACCACTGGAATACTTTGTGCATTATTTGATGGTGCTGGGTTAGGATCTGGTCGTGGTGGTGCTTCCAGACCATGCTGAGAAACCTGCTCTAACATTTCTCCTTGTCTGAACAAAGATGCCGAACTCTCTTCATCGCCAATAGTCATTGGGCGTCCCTCGACTTGTTCAAATGCTTTCTGAGCAATACTCATGAGTAGTGCTTTCTGAGCATCAGTAAGAATATCACTATCAACTTTATCCTTTGCATCATTCATAATAGTCAATTGCTCTTCTTTCAGCAATTTAAGTTGTGCCTTAAGCGATGTTTTCTTACCTTTAGCCTGAGTCGTAGATATTTGCTGATTCAATGCCTCTTGCTTCTTCATATTCTCAGCAAGTTGTCTAGAGATCACTGCCATTTGTGCAAAGGCTGCTCTCTGCTCCTGAGAAATAGGTTCCTCAAATGTCTTCGCGCCCAACATTCCAGCAATATCAGAAGCTATTGACTTTGCTGGTGGCAATCCTGCTCGAAAATTTGGATCGTCTTTAGATGTATAACCTTGCTCAACGGCTTTCATTTGCTCTCTTATTTCAGCAAGTTCTGTGCCAAGAGATATGTATTCTCCCCACTCTAGTGGGTTAAAAACATTTAACTCCGATCTTCTCTTTGTTTTTTCATCTAATTCTTGCTGAAGTTTTGCTAAAGTTTCCGCAGTTCCTTCTTTCTCTACTGCCTCTTCAATTGTTTTAGAAGTCTCACTCTTATAATTTTCCTGATTACTCAGAAACGCACCTAATGCTATCCCAGCACCAAGGATTCCAGCAGCAATCCATACGGCAGGGTTTGCCAATAGTGCCAAGATTGCTGGAATTGTGGTTATAATTGTACCAATAAGTGCAGAAACAGCACCAAAAATTAGTGGGATACCACCATTCAACAGTAAGAATATACCACCAGCAACACCAAACGCCTTTAGGACATTATCTCGAATACTCTCTAATGTCTTCGTATCTCCTTCTGCAAATGCTTTTAACGCATCACCACCCTTATCCAGCAACCATCCAGCAAAGATCATAGTGAGAGCTTTGAAGAATCCACCAAAGGCACTCTTTGCCTTCTTCGCCATCTTCTGAACTGGTTTAGTGATGGTGTTTTGAATCGCACCTTCAATAAAGTTCTCTTTCTTATCCTTCTTAATATTATCTACTCTTTGCTTCTTGCGCTGATCCTCCTGTACCTGTGCCTGCTGATCTTGTACCAGATCCTGTTGCAGGAGACTGGTAATCCCCGCCAGATTCTTATTGATATTGGAGATACTTCTGGTAATCCGACCAAACTTTTTGGCATCAATATACCCCGCAGGTGCTCCTGGGTTAACTACAGTTCCCTCAGGAGTATCCGCTCTACCAGGTGGCAAAAGATTAGTTTGTGGTACAGCTGCCATTAGAATGTTCCGCCGTTATTTTGTTGTGCCTTCAGATTCTCCTCTTCAATATATTGTTGTAACAAAGTGAGGTAGATTTCCCTTTCAAAAGGGAACATATTTTCGAGATCACTCAAGCTATATTTATGATGCTGCATTAAGGCGAAGTTGATCCTGTAGTAGTTTACAAGATCACAATGCAACATCGCTAGCTGAAAAAAGATGCCAGTCCTTCCAGAACAATGGTGTTTTCTTTTTCGGTGTTTGGATTAGTTACTGTAATCTCATGATGAAGTTTGGGCATCGTAGTAAAGAACTTCTCAATGTCCTTAAACTGCCTAGATCCCAACTGACCGAGAAATTCGGTCATTTCTTTCTTAGTATAGTCAGATTGTGTCCAGGTCTCTTCTTCATTGTAGATCAGATCAACACAACTACCGATCATCTCAAAGGATGTATCGAAGTCGTTAGTGTCAGTAATATTGAAGTTCTGCTTAATGAACTGATCCAGAGACGGATACTTCATCTTCATCTTCAGATCATCATCCAGAACAATAGTATCACTATGCTCAGGATCATGCTTCATCTGAATCTCATCGATGAACACGGTTACAGGAACCTGGGTAGTTCCATCATCTTCACATGTTACCAGGATGTCCACCGATTCACCGACAGACTTACCTCTAACATTGAGGAAGAGATACTCGATGTCAAATGTAGATAGCGTATCTACTTTAACACCTCTAGTCAGAATACATGCAGAGAGAACATCCTTTACTGCTCTCGCAATGTGCTTCATGTCATTGGTTTCCATTGCAATGACAAGAATTTTTTCTTCTTTTACAAGGAAAGGTCTGTATCTAATTTTCTTTCCTGTAGATGGAATAGTCAGCTCAAATGTCGGAGCACTAATCTTAGGTAATGGCATGATGAGTATGTCAGTGATTTATTTATTCCTCTGCTGAGGGTTCTGATGTAGCGTCAGTAAATGGATTGAACAGTGGACCAACATCAAGATTGTAGTTAATATCTAGATCCATATTGAAAGATGCTTCACTGAATGACGGACCTTTAAGATCTGGTGTAGTGTATCCACCTGCTCCAGTGTAGTTATCACGAGTCTCTTCATTACCTGGTGCCGCAGGACCTGTTGCAGGAGAAACTCTAGATGTTGGTGTAAGTGAGGTAATGTCACCGAAGAAGTATCTGTCATATGCGAATGTGACAGTACACTCCATCAGTCTTGCATTGCCATAAGAGACAGGCATTGAGGTAACATTGACAGGGAAAGCGTTCAGGAATGTATACTGAACATTTCTAAAGTGATCTTTATTAAACTTCAGAATCTTCATGGTTTGAACCTTGTATTCTGAAGGATAGTGCATCCTATGATAGTATGCTCTTTCTCTAGGATCAACACCGTCTGTTACACCTGACCCATTAGCAATGAATTCTTGCCAGGTTTCAAAGAACTCGACTACTCTGTAATCTGAGTCAACATAAAAGGTGAGCGAGGTATCCGTATAAATTCTACTATGTGCAAACTTCTCGGTGATACCCATTCTATCACCTTCAATCTGTGCTGTAGCAAAACTTGTGCCTGGCAGCTCAGCACGATTGCAGAGTAAACCTAGTTCCCGAGTGATGAAATAGTTGTTCACTCTGGGATTTTTCTTGGTAATATAACCGTTCAGTTTCTGCAGAGATCCAAATCCTGTGAAGTAAACCTCATAGTTGTTGGTCGTTGCGACCTTTGAAAATAACGAAAGCATTGAGGAAGTTGACCTTGCTCTTGGTAATGGCACAATAAATACCTTTGTTGATCGTTACAGTATGTATGGCTTATTCGGGTAGATTTAGACCCTCAAATACACAGAAATATCGCGGAGACCATCGCAACATTATTTATCGCAGTTTGTGGGAACGAAAATTCATGGTCTACTGTGATAAAAATGAGAACATTCTTGAGTGGGGTAGTGAAGAGATTGTCATACCATATAGATCACCATTAGATAACAAGATCCATCGTTACTTCCCTGATTTCTACATCAAAGTGCGAGATCTTTCAGGAGCTATCAAAAAGTACATCATTGAGGTAAAACCTAAGAGACAATGTGTTGCCCCTGCACCTCAGACTAAGAGAACTAAGAAGTACATTAGAGAGGTAACAGAGTATGCCAAAAACCAGGCAAAATGGGAAGCAGCAAGAGAGTTTTGTGCCGATAGAAGACTGGAATTCAAAATTCTAACAGAAAGCGAACTAGGAGTATGAGCAGACTACAACCAGTTGTAGATAATTTTACGGGTATGGAGAAACCCGATGATATTATGGAACAGGTCCTTACGGTCCTAGATGAAGAAGCAATCCTGCCAGAGGTGGGAGGATTTTACACATTTATATACAAGGCAAAAACACCAGACATTACATACGACGAGTTCCCACTAATTGTATGCACAGAAGTGCAACGGTGGGGGATCAAAGGATTTAACTTTCACTGGAATAAGCAGAGAAACTATACCTGGGAAGAGGTCATTGGTAAGTTTTATGTAATCAGAGCAAATGAGGTAGAGGATGCTAGATCTCTATCTTATGCAAAGTTCCGTATGAGCACATAAATAACTAAAAAACTAGTGCGTAATGGCAACGATCCTCAGGTATCCTGACGATATTATCGATAGTAGCACAGACTATCTGCGTCTGGAGATTATTAAATATAGTCCTGCAGGAGCTGCACCTACTGATGGTAACAGTGGTCTGTCGAATCTGTTTAGTACCGCAGGCAGTGGCGGACTCACTAATAGAGCAGCGTCTAGACTTTCTGGTGCAAAGGCAGAAAAGACTATTATTCTGCCAATTCCAGGAAACATCCAAGACAGTAACTCTGCTGGATGGGGAGAAGATAGACTCAGTGATGCTGCTGCCTATGGTATCTCGAAAATGAATAAGGCAGTTGAGGCGGACTCTCCTGAGGCAGCACTAAAAGTTGCCATGTCGGTCGGGAAGGACTTTGCTAATGCTGCAGGAGGTGCCCCTGGTAGCAATATTATTAACTACCTAAAAACTGCTGCTGTTGTTGCTGGTGCAAATGCATTAGGTGCAAATACATCAGTTAATGGTGTTCTCGCCAGAGCAAGTGGTCAAATCATTAACCAGAATGTTGAGATGCTGTTCAACAGTGTCAATATCAGAACATTCAACTTTGCTTTCAATTTTGTACCTAGAACGAAGAAAGAGGCAAAGAATGTAAAAGATATTATCAGATGCATTAAAGAAGCAAACGCTCCAAAAGCAGGTAGCGGTGACAATGTAGGTTTCTTAAATGCACCTGATGTGTTCCGTATTACATACATGAAAGGTGGGAACACTCACCCATTCTTGAACGCATTTAAGATCTGTGCTCTGAGAAATGTTTCCGTGAACTACACGGCGAGTAATACCTACGCTACATATGAAGATGGTACACCCATCCATATGAACATGTCATTAGGATTTACTGAACTCAATCCTATCTACCGCGAAGACTACGATACCCTTCAAGACGGCGCTAACGGAGTTGGTTACTGATGGCTGGACACTATTTTTCACAACTACCTAACATTATCGTTAGGAATCCACTGGACAATAGTCCAGCAGTAGAGAACTATCTGCAGGTAAAGAATCTCTTTGTGAGAGGAAAACTGAGAGATGATGCATTTGCATCGACAACATACCTGACAAAGTATACGATTCGAGAGGGTGATAGACCTCAAGATGTTGCACAGGCAGTATATGGTAACTTAAAACTCGACTGGGTAGTCTTGATGACTGCTGGCATCACCAATGTCAGAGATGAATGGCCATTGTCTAATAAACAACTGTATGATTATGCTCTAGAAAAGTATGGTTTACAAGATCTGAACGCTACCAAATTCTATGAGACGACAGAAGTGAAAGATAGTATGGGCAGACTAATTATGCCTGCTGGTAAGGTAGTAGATCAAGGATTTACCATCCAAGATCCAGACAACGAAAACTTGACACTAAACCCAGTAATCGGTGTTACGAACTATCTGGATGAAACTAGAAATAATGAAAACAAGAGGAACATCTCTATTCTTAGAAGACAATTCCTTACCCAGTTTATGACCGACCTGAAAACTTCTGTCAGATATAGTAAATCTTCAGACTATATCGACAGAGACACTAAGAGAACTTATAATCAGGATACTAAAGGTCTATAATGTACCGAGAAGAACATCTAAACATAAAAAATGCCGAGTGCAATAGACTCTGGCATGAATGGCATAGGTTGTTTGAAAAAAAGCATTAGGTGCGCCAGAGGCGAGAAAGAAATGGTGTAAGTGTGTGGATGAAATGTCTGTGATGCTAAGTTACGAGGCAAAAACTAACCCTCGCTATGCTATCGCAACTTTGGACCATTCGCCCAGCCCACGATCGCCTTCCGTTCACCAGCTAGAACTGGATTTACTTTATGAGGACAACGAGCATCAAAAATAACAGCAGCACCTCTCTCTTTAGGCATCTGTTGCCACTGATTGAAATAGTCTACCAGAATTAGTTCACCACCTTCATACTCATCTGGTTCACTAAGTTGGATAGTGAGGGATAACTTTCTCCAGTAATTCTCTTGAGGGGATACACCATAGTCACAGTGCCATCCAAAGTTACCTCCGACATCATACCTCATCATCTGATACTCGAACAGATCGATATCAAACTCATATTTTTTATCATTGATAAAATTAAAGCAGTCGGTAGCAATCATGGCAGGATATGATTTTGCTACGACAGCATGGATGTCACATACCCTGAAGTTTTCATTATCTCCATACTTTTGATGCATAGGAACCCATGCATCTTCATCTAGGGTATTGTAATACTCTTCAATCTTATCAAGTGCATCGTCACTTAGAGAAAAGATATAATATGGTTTTTCATTACTGTAGTTAGCGTTATCCATAAAATAGGTTTCCAGAGACGGAGATTCTTTGTTCTTCGCAGTTGTAGAACGGATATACCCCATGATTAAACTGAGAGGAGAAGAACAACATCTTCCCTTCTTTCTCAGGATCCATAGGAACAAAGTGATTCTTTATTTTACCAGTGGTATCGACATATGTAAAGTGGAAGTCTGATGCTGTACACCCTTCCATGTCGAATAAACTGTGCTGCTCTTCACTCTTTGTCGGTATTTTCATCCAGACGACAAAGGAGAATACACCAGTATGAGAGTGCATAGGATTGAACTCATGCTGGTTCTGATAATTTACCCAGAGAGACCGTAGATGCAACTTATTACGGTCAACATCACAGTCAACTTTCGTAAAAGATCCAGGAAAAGAGTGGGCGAATTTAGTAGCACAAGGAAGTAATACATTCCTCATGAACTGATTGTCAATATCTTCTAAGAACAGACTACTCTCTATATGCCCAGCGAGAGTATGCGTTGCTGTTCTCTTATTAATGTTCGCAGCGTCAATACACGATTGCAGATGATCTATATCGTCTTTTGTAAGATCAACTTCCAACCACCCTGTAACGGGTGGATTAACAACATTTACCTTCATAAAAGACTCAATAGACCATTAACGCTTCTTTTTGCGCTGATATCGGAGTATGGAACCGCAGGATTATCAAGAAGGTCTGGAGTCTGCCCTCTCATGTTGGCGACTCTCGTAATCTCCTCGTTCTCCTTCTCGTTCGCTAGATAACGACTCTCCAGGATTTCGGTCGTTATTTCTTTCGCACTTGCAAGATCCACATCCACAGCTAAACTTGAGTGGTTGTATGTCCATGCGTTTCTAAATGTTTTGTCGGGCAAGGCAGAAGGATCCAACACGGAGTATTCCGCTGTTGGAATGTCTTTAGCGATAACAGCATCGTCCGCCAATGCACAGTCATATGTAGGGATAACTACCCTACACTTGCCATCATCGCCGTTGTATACGATAACTTTATCTCGTGCCATCAGTTAGGAGCGCCAGAGGATACGGTGACATCAGCAGCAGTTACTGGGTACAGCATTGCTACTTTGTTTTTGGCATCGGTGTCATCCTTGGCATACACATCGATGGTCTGTTCTGTACCATCAACAGTAAACCTAGCAAGATAATGATTTCCAGAGTATGCAGCCATTTCTTTTAGTTTGTAGACAAAAAAGAGGGAGTTGCCTCCCTCTGGTTATTTATATCATTCTTCAGCAAGACGCTGGAAGTAACTCAGGGCATCATCCTCATCTTCATTGATGGGACCACCCATGTCCACTTTACCAGCGATAGGATCATCAGCGACTTTAGATGCAAAGTCGGGAGTGAATGATCCACGACCTTCGCTCTCATCTTCCAACTCCTCATCCACAGCGGGACGAGAGGCAGGTTTAGCGATGCCCAGAACATAGTCCAGACGCTTCTTCAGTTCTTCGTAAGTCTTGAACTGAGCGGGAGCAGAGATCTCTTCCAGAGAATATTCCTTCTTCCAGATCGCTTCAAGTTCACCATCACCCAGGTCGCCAAGAGTGCCAGGACGGGCAAACTCGCTAGAGTCATAGTTCCAGTAACCAGCAACCTTCTTGATCTTCAGTTTGAAGTCTGCACCTGCCCAGAAATCAAAGGGATTGATGGGCTCTTCATCTTCAAACTCAGGTTGCATGGCAGCAAGGATCTTGTCATGGATCTTCTTACCATACTTATAGAGCATGACCTTACCTTCGTTTTGAGGATTGGCAGGGTCACGAACAACATAGATGTTGCTGTAGTAAGAGAGCTTACGCTTCTGCTTACGAGCGATCTCTTTATCAGAGTCAACACCACTGTTCCACAGTTGGGTATTGTACTCAGACACGGGATCCTTCTGATTCATGGTAGTGAGAGAATTCTCAATATACCATCCACCAGGACCTTGGAAAGCATGGGAATACATACGAGTCCAAGGCAGTTCCTCACCATCAGGAGCGGGGAGGAAACGGATAACGGCATAACCGTTACCTGCTTTGTCTACCTCAGGTTTCCAGAGACGATCGTCTCCACCTTGAGGAGAGTTTGCCTTCTCAACCTCTTTAACGAGTTTGGCAGTAAGGTTGCCGAGAGAAGACTGCTTCTTGAGCGATGCAAAAGACATAGATTTGGCCTGTGTTTTTAGGATTTGGTCTGTGCGAGTCGATTATAGGATGACTCATCTGTCCTTGTCAAGGACCCCTTTTCTAACTGAATCCAAGGTCTTCCTCATATTGGAGAAGAGAACGGAGCAGTCGATGTCCTTGGGGAACCCCATCATTATAGCAGAGTCCCGAACATTGTCACGAACTTTCTGAGCGCGGGGGTCGTCTGACAGTTTTAGACGGGTGTAGAGAATCTCCTGTTTTTCAAGGAGATAATCCAACCGTTCTAAGTGTTCAATCTTTTCTTCAACAGAGAGTTCTGGAAACCTAAATGCTTCCTTGTAAATTTCTGCCTGAAGATCATTGATCTCTTCCATCTCCGCCTGAACAAGTTCAGAGTCGAAAAAATTAGACATTTATCACCTCTCTTAATATAGTCTTGTATTTGAACACATCGATATTTAGGAAGGGTTTATACTTCCTAATTTTCAATGATACGGTTTCCCACACTGGATCTAGCAGTGTCTTGTCGTAGTCCTTACAGAACATCAGTATTTTATCATAGATCACCATGGTTTCGATACTGATTTTTCCGTTTAGGAACTTTTTAAGTACGGGTGGATGCTGTCCAGTCTTACACTCAAAGACTTTTTGGAGATTTTCGCTCTCAAAAAGAACAGAAGACTCCTCTCTAAAAGTGTTCTCTAGATCATACATCTTACTCATGTAATTGTCGTAGATCTCACCCTTATCATGAACCATATCACCGACCCATGACTTATCTTCTAAGAAATATGCTAGAAAGTATTTTGTGACTTCCACATCATTTCTATAATGTGCTAGTTTTTCAAAAAAATACTTGTCTTTACGCTTATTAAAAGCATCTGTAGATGCTCTTGCTTTACCATTACTTTTAAAGAAGTCGAACTTCTCTTTTGTAAAATGGTTTTTTACCGCAAGATAAGTTCTATAGCAATCGTATGGTGTCAAAGTGGTAGTTTTGCACGAGTGGTCTTTTTCATGAAATTCAATTGTTGTGCGTCACATTTAATTTTCTCTTTCAATGGTTTAGAGATCAATTTAGTGACTGACTCGATATCAATACTATTCTCTTCACAAAAGAGGACGATAGCATCAATATAATTAAGTTTCTCATTTAGAACAATCTGTTCAATCTCCAGCGCAAACTTTGCTGGGTTCATAAATTTTTGTCCTAACGCTTGAGTAAATTCATTTTCCATGGAGTTGTAAGTGGTATTCTAGGAAGGTTTTGATATAGGTAACAAGAAGTTTCATATACTTCAACTTGTCACGCTCCTCATAGACAACGCACTCACCATTCTCACATGCCATAATAATGACCAGTTTTTTGACAGGAGTGCCTGTCAGTTCATAATACATGCAGGCATATGCTGCTGCTTGCACAAAGTATCCATCAATCCAAGATCGTGGTTTAGGTTCTTTTGATGTTTTGAAGTCAATGACTGCTAATTCGCCTTCATATTCAGCGATACAGTCAACAGTTCCAGCAACACCCAGTTGTTTACTATAGAGGGAACCCTCTAGAGTATGGATGTTGTCGATTTTGTCAAGGGTAGATCTAGCAATCTTAAACAGAAAATCGGGAAGAGGATTTACTCTAGGGAGAGGCAAATTAAGAAGATAATTCTCCGTGAGCGTATGCATGTCGGTGCCCCGACTAGTCGCTTTGCGAGTAATCGCGTTTGCCTTCTCTTCCCCTACTTTTTTCCGCCACTTTGCGAATTTATCCTTATTATAATGACTGATAACAGAGGTAATAGAAACCATCTTGTTATCAGGTGTATCATAATAACGAACACCGTCAATGGTGACCCTCTGTAAGCGAGGGATTTCAATATCAAGATGGTTAAACATTACATACCGAGTGCCAATTTAGTTGCGAGATATTCCTTACAAAGACCAGAACGAACGATGTCTTCTACACCAAATTCAATGGATGCAAATGATGGCATTTGCTCCAGAATCTTCATAAAGTCGAGAATACCGTTGCGCTCATATGTCTTTGTAAGATCAGTCTGAGTAGCGTCACCACAGAAGTGGATCTTCGTATTCTCACCGACTCTTGTAATTATACTATCTAGTTCATGAAAATTCAAGTTTTGACATTCATCAACGATAATAATTGCATCGTCGAGTGTTGTGCCACGAATGAATGATGTAGACCAGAACGAAATAGTTTCCTGGGTTTTAAGATTACCGTACAGCATTTCAAAATCAGAATCTGTAGGCATCTCAAACATATACTTCACCATATTCTTATAAGGAATCTGGTAAAGTGCAGATTTGTCCTCATGGTCACCAGGCAGGAAACCAATCTCTCTAGTAGAGACTAGAGACCTTACAATATAGATTTTATTGTAAGGAGAGTTTTCATCAAGAACATCTCTCAGAGCATTATACAAAACAATGAATGTTTTGCCAGTTCCTGCTGCTCCGTATGCAAAGATGTTTTTCCCAAGAGAGTAGTCTTTAAATAATGTTTCTTGATTGTCTGTTAATGGCGCAATGTCAACAAGAAGATCAGTGTTGATTGGTTTTTTACGCCTCATCTGCTTAGCACTCATGCCGATACCAATGGGCTCTAAAGACTTCTTCCTTCTGGGCATAGGTTTCTAGTAGTTGTTGAATTTACGCACCTGGGATCCAGGCGAACGAGATGCTCTATCGAGCACTTCGTTCCACCCGCCGTCTAACTTGTTCCGCCAATCCCCAGCTTCGCCAGGCATCGCACATCCTTTCGACCAATCTTTATCCCAATCGGGATTTTCTTTTTTCCACTCTTCGTATTGGGCGATAGACAGCACTAATTCTTGTGTTTCACCCGTTTTCAAATTCTTTACAGGATATAGAGGCATGTTATAAATCCAGGACAATATTATTTAGACCACTCCAGTGCCTCGGCAACTGTAGGGAATTGTTCGGTAAAAATACGCTTACATTCGTTAGCAATATCCATATGTTCCTTCTGAGTACCATTTGCAGATCTCAGGGTAATATAATGGATCCATGAGCGAACAGAACCGCTCATATAGAGTCTTGTGGGCGTTGCTAAGGGCAATACGAACCTAGAGCACTCCTTTGCGATATTAGCGTCTAACATCTCCTTGTAGAGGCGCATAGCGTCCTCAAAATGCTTCTTAATCTTGATCTCAAACTCCTGCTTAATGAATGGATCAATATCATCAATAGAGTTCTGACGATTCTTTGTATCCTGACGACGAAGATCGAACAAAGGGATCTCATCTGCCAGCATAGAACTGTCAGCATACCGTTGGGAAAACTCTTGATATGTGAAGCTACGGTGACGCAAAATTTGAGCTGCCAGTCCCCTAGTAGTCTCAATCTCCAGTGTCATAAATGCCTGCTCGAACACAGACCAATGTCCGTGTTTAATACAATATCCGAGCAATTTAGCATAATTAGGATTTTCCTGATTTTGTGGATTTGAGACTCTGGCGACATACGCCATCGTTTCTTCAGGATTCGGGGTTACTTGGATCAGACTTACTTTCATTCTTCCTCATCTGTTTCAATTTTAAACTGCGCTTAGCAAGTTTTAGTTGCTTACGCATATACATTAACTCTTCCTCAGAATACATCCAAGGTTGTTTAAGTGCCTTTTTTGTTAACTTTATGGTCTCTTTGTAGCGCATGTTAATCGGGGTAGCCATCGTCATCGTCCCAAATTTCGTCATAATCCCCTAAATGACCCCTTTTGTTGGGGTGGACATATGACTCCTTATCTGAATAAACCTCAGATTCTAGAACTTCGACCAAGGACTTTAGATTCCTGACGATGAGTTTTAGTTTTTCTTTATCCATGGTCCGTTTAAAGGATATTTATCATTATACACGAAAAAGGCGGGATGATCAATCCCGCCGTCTGCGCTTAATTTAGTAGATCTCTACATACTTTTTTGCAAATTGATTGCTTGTCGTCGCACTCAATTAGACAGTCGAAATAGTCGTTGATAAGGTCTATATCCTCTGTAGACCGTTCACATGTTTTCTCAAACTTTTTCCACTCTGCTAATTGGTTTATAGGGAAATTGTGCATGTCACTCTCGCAGTGTTTCAGCCATAATGAAAAAAACAAGATCAGAGCATAATGGTTATCCTTAATTCTGTATTATATAGCACAGTTTGTGTTAATTTACTAACATTTGCAAATTTTACACATAAGTACAAAAAAAGAGAGGTTTGTTAACCTCTCTCTTATGTCTCACTCAAACTTATTTAAAAGAATGAGTTCGCCGTAAAGAAGTCCAATGAAAACAATACTGAAGAGGGTTCCGAAACCCGCTACCTGTAATGCTTGCATGACACCCTCACTTATTGTAAAGGTGACCACGGTAGCAGAAAGTACCGTGAACTTCTTTTGATGTTGCACAATTTACATCATAGTCAACACCACGATATGCAGTATGACTAATTTGTGCGTCGTGAAGTGCAGATGCTTTTTCAATCTGCTTTTTGATGATGTTAAGTGTGTTCAGCATTTGTTTACTCCTGAAATACTAGAGGGTTTTAATCCCCGTTCCTTCAGTCGTTTGCGCCCCAATAACACTCTGGTACAGAGTCCTTTACGGTCTCAACCAGCTCGAGTTTAACTTCTGGTTCCATATACTCATGTTTCTGAATCCGAAGGATCAAAGCATCAGCATCTGGGCAGGCAATACCTGCATATAGAAGTATCTCTAACATGGGGTGAACGCTCCGTTCCGCGACTTACTTGCGTCTCATGTAAGTGTCCCGTCACATTGACCTTCTACTTTTGACTTAAGATATCCTATCAAATTCCACTTAGACCGTTGGTCTAGGTTAGAATCCATTTGGATCTCTATTCGTCTCTGTAAGAACCTTTCACACGACATGTGCCACCCGTAAGGGTTGTCGTCAGCATGATGGGCAAGGGTCAATGCCAGTAAGATACTGAGCATGAGATGAACGACAGGTCTATTATAGACCACATGCCTTATTTAGTCAACTAATTCTGTAACTTACGATACAATTTTAAAAAACCTTAAGAACCCAAAAATACCTGGGATTTTTTTTCCCGAATATTTGAAACAAAAAGTCGATTTTGGTTTCAGGTATTATTTTTTCTTCTTGTTCTCTGGACAGGTGTACCCCCACATCTTGGGGTTCACTGTGCCCTCGGTCCATGCAATACTGATTAGGTCACTCCTAAGGTGATCCCAATAAAAGTCGAAGATGTTTACGCACTTTTGTGCCATCACAATGTCATATTTTGTCTGTGCATCAATCTTATATGTCACAAGGTAAGCACTTGTGGGCAGACTCTTATCATTAGCGGCACTTTTGGCGCAGTCAGCATTATAAATTGTGATGCTGTACTTGTCCTTAGCGAGACGCTTATCGGAATCTGTCCACATAGGTTTCTCCTTATGATCTGCCTCCCCATTCGATGTCTGGATAGGCTTCTTTGACTGTGTTGTAGGTGAGTTTGTATTTTTTTCCAAGATCTTTATCCTTCACTAAACATAACAATTCTGCCTCATCTGGATGAAGTGCTTCAAGCAGTTCGATGAAGAGATTCTCTCTCCTTGTCCGCTGAAGACGATCATTACCCCCTTTGACAAAGTTATAGAGAGTGCGATACTCACTCATCAGTTTACTCTGTGCATCTGGAGTAGGTGCATCATTAGGGGTGTAGGGCACTTCTCCTTCGGGTAGAGCACTATGAATACTCTCATCGAAATTCCAGATTAGCAAAGAAATCAGTGCATGACAACGGTGGTCTTGCAGTAACTTAATCTTAGTCGCTTTGGTTTTTGCGTTCGATACTGCCCGTAAAATTTCACTCTGCAGTGGATTAGGTGGTAATTTAGCCATAGTAACTCCAAAAATTAGTCTTCGTCATCCTCCTCAAATTCGGCATTTTCAAATCTGAAGGCAATTACTTCGTCAGGGATAATGTTTCCATTCTCATCATACATCTCTGGGTGTATTGGAGGATTGATGTTAGGTCTGTCATGGTGGTAGAACATGTACTCTCTGAGCACCCATCCTAGCGTAACTGAAATGACACCTGTCAGTAGGATCATGAAAGATCCAAAAACTAAGGAAACTGCTAACATTGTTTTTCCTCCTTATGGGAAATCCTTTTCTTAAAATCCAGGGAAAACCCTAGATGAAATTCGACTTCCCACTTAAAGAAGCCGACTAACTTACCGTAAACAATCTCTATTGTTTTCGGTGCAGGTTGCTCCTTTTTCTTACCCCCATTTATGATGAAATCAACACCTCTATTTAGTGCTACTTTAGGCGAGCCCATTTTCTTTAAAATAAGTCGCCGTCTCGGCAGCACCACCAATAACTTTATCCTGACGCATTACCATCGGAAAAGTTGATGTGCCGAATTCATCCTTAAATTCTTCAATTGTAAAGTCTCTACCAAGCTTGTAGTTTACGAAGGATTGTGATGTGAGTTGCATAAGTTGTACAACTTGGTCACAATATCCACAACCCTCCATAGAATAAATCGTGAACATAGGAATACTGTACCTCAGCTATTATAGCATGTTCACAGGTATGTAGGCTCTCCGTTTTGTCCACCGTAAACTACAATATTAACATCCCTGAGGTCTTCTGGAGCGGGGATGCCGTTGTAAATGGTAACACCAAATCCTGTCGTGGTTCTGTCATATACCGTAGCATCTACCAGACCACCTGGGAAGTTATTGGTGCCCCTACCATTGATTACAACTGCATAGTTTACATCATTCATCGCGTCTGCAAAGTTCACTGTGTACACACCTGTGGACACTTGTTCGATGGAACTTACATTGTGCGAACGATCACCAGGTACATAATCACTGTTACCAACACCCAAATTAGTGTTCATGTACCATGCAGTAGCACGACCCTCGAACACTTGAGTGTGTGTACATGTCTTGAGACCTGCAAGATTCTTGTACTCACCAACCCTTAAGAACTTGTGGAACTCTGGGTTAAAGACTTGGATCGAGTTACCCATGCTACCCATGGTTGACCCGATACCTGCACCGTAGTAGAGAATTTGTGGAGTCTCCTCGGTGATTTGGATCTCGGTATATGTTGAGGTCTCGGTAACTCTATCTGTATATACAGATGGAGATGTTGTACCAAAACCGACGCCAAGACCATCAGCAGCATAGTAGAACCTGATGGGGAAGTTTGCCTGCTGAGCAGCGTTCTCGAAGCGATAGGTCTGACCAACCTCAAATCTCAAGTAAGGTGCTTCATAACCCTGAATGTTGATGGTGCCATCAGATCCAACACCAGTGTAGCGGTGCTTAGAAGACTTATTACCAAAGGTAACGGGCAGAGGTTTGAATGGCAGTTCAGACTCAGTGTAAAGACTCTTAGAAGTCTCTGCAGCACCCGTCAGTGCGGAGAAGTTAGCAAAGGCAGCGAACGACGCATTGGTGGACGCTGTAGCGAATCCTGCGTTAGGACAGAAGGACGATACACCAGCGATAGATGCGTAGGTTGCAACACCAGCTTGAACTGCCTGAGGAACTTCTTGTACGCTAACAGTAACGATACCAGCAGAGACTGGAGTTACATCCAGACTTGTGCTGAGAGTAATGGTTACCGCAGAACCAACTGTGCCACCAGTAGTAGCGATGCCAACACCAGAACCAAGTGCAACAACATTCTGCAGCAGACTACCGTCACCAATAAACTTATCAGTAGTTTCGATAGATCTGGTAGTAAAGATCTGAACATCAGTTCTCAGACCAGAAGCAATCGATGCACTAAGTGCAATGGTAGCGATACCTGCAGTGATTGCATAGTCTGCCTGAGTAGCATTGACTGCTTGCTGTGCAGTCTGTGCGTTAGTAGCATTAGCAACGACTACACCAGAGGCAAGACTGTTTGCAGTCTGTGCGATGGATACAGTGTCAGCAGATGTAACTGTAACAACACCAGCAGAGATAGGAGAGACGCTGATTCTATCACCAAAATCAACAGTAGATGCAGCACCAACTGCTACACCACTATCTCTAACCTCAATACCAGATCCAATAGCGGTAACACCAGTGAGTCCAGAACCATCACCGACAAACTTAGTTGCAGTGACGACACCAGTTGTATTAACATCACCGACAGTACCGATACCCGAAGGACCCTCGTCTGCTGGTTTAGAGTATGCAACAAAAGATACACCAGCTTTTGCAGCTCTTACGAACACGGTTTGGTCTGTACCAACACCGATGTGATCCATTCTAAAGTCTTGGAGAGGTTGTACTCTCTGACCAAACACAATGTAGTCGGAATCTAATGCACTAGAAGCAGGTCCAGACGCGATGCCAACACCGATAGCAACACTCCTATCAGTGTTTCTGTTCGTAGCGTGAACTGTGACTATACTATTCTGCTTAGCAGTGTAGATAGCAAGATTGTCATTGATGGTATTAGGTGGAGTGAATCCAGATGTCAGAGACTTGCTGCGACCATGAACCAGTTTTGTGTCTTCAGAAACATTGTTGTAGAACTTGGTAGAGAATGCAGCAAAGTCTACACCAGGATCGAACGACGACACATAGATCTTATCACCAGCTTTGAGAGTGATGTTCTCAAGCATATCGTTACCACCACGAGGTAGATCGATACCATAAGAAATATAATCACTGTCCTTAAATCCATAATCACTAGAGATACCAATGGAGAAAGAACTATTAGTATTGGATGTGTTAGATGCAGTTACAGTAACATCGAGAAGATCTGATGCCTCGAAGAGAAGCACGGGAGACACAACACCATTCTGCAGAGATGTCTTTGTAGATGCAATTCTACCATAAGGGTTACCAACCTCAGCAGGAGTCGTGAATAGAACTGCTGCAGAATATTCGGAGGTAAACTCTGCCTGAGCAGTACCGTCAGCGTTAGAGATGTGACGGACTCTTGCGTAGTAGTTGGTGCCATACTCTAATGGAATCTCAACAGTCTGGAAGAGACTGGTATTGTTGTCACCAGTAGACTCCCATACAACAACATCAGGTGTGCCACTAGATGCCCGTAAGGTAATAGCACCATACATGTTGGGGTGGACACCACACTGATAGTAGTATGTTCCTGCTGCCAGACCAGTGGTGTTCCAGGTTACAGTATCTGTTCCCTCACCACTAACACCACCAGCAGACATGCCACCTAAAGTAGTTCTAATATAGAGAGGGTGTGCTCCTCCGAGCACTGATAAGTCAAAGGTGATTGTATCTCCAACATCATATGTGAGAGCAGGATCATTACCATTTACAGCGCCATTTCTATCAACAGCAGTAATGATGTAATAGTCTGGAGAGACTGCTCCAGTAATCGTAACACCATATGACTGAGGACTGCTACCAGTACCCTGCGTACCAAGTTGACTCAGAACTTGGAACTCAACTGCCTTCAATGTACCAGAAGTTTCCTCTCCATTGATAGGATCATACTCTTTAGATCTTAACTGAAGACCATAGACACTATCAAGAATCAGACCATTAGTTGGATAGTATACCTCTGGAGTAGAGATACCTTGTGGTGGGTTGTATGTTCTGAATGAAGTAACTCCAGAATACTCAGACTCATAAGCAGTGAAAGAACTACCATCGGGATTGGAAAGATGTCTGACTCTGAAGTAATAGTCAGTGGACTGGGCTAGAGCACCAGTTAACTGAGTGAGTCTGGTATCATCTGTGCTAGTTTCCCATGCAATGGTTGTGAACTCTGGGCTAGGAGACACTTGGAAGTGTACCTTCTTAAGAGAACCAGACTCAACAATACCACCAATGGGATCATAGTCAGTAGAGGTGAGAGCAACACCAGCATTAAAGACTCCCCTCTCTGGGAGATTGTCTGTGCTAATACCTGGTGTATTGATACCACCTAAGTCGGTACGGATACCAAGTTGTGGGTTCAGGTATGCAACCTTGATTGGATACTCTGGACTCTGACACATTGCTCTGTTGTATGTCCAGAACAGATAGTATTCATCGCCATAATTATAATAGTTGTTCGTATAGAATCCATCATAGTAAGGATCCCAGAAAGTTGTTCCAGGTTCTTGTGAACCACCACTGGTTACTGAATTAGATCCTGCACTTCTCAACCATTCTTTAACCTGTCTTGAATCAGCAGTTGGGAATCTCTGCATATAACATGCGACAAGACCAGCAACTACAGGAGCAGCAGCAGATGTGCCATTAAAATATGCGTCGTAGAAACTAGCACCATACTTGGCAGAAGTATCCCAAACCAGATAGTCCTGGTATCCAGAGGTAGGTGAACCTGCTGACAACATATCATCAGCAGGAGCATAGATATCGATACCATCACCCTTGTTAGAGTAAGTTGCTTTCTGCTCTTCGATACCGATACTACTACTCCATACAGGATAGTCATCGATGGCACCGACATTAATAACAGGGTGGAACTCTGGGTCTACTGTTGCATCGAAACCAATACCCTGAGGGTTCATCCAGTCTCTGTGAGAGGTGGGGCACAGATCGTTACCATAGTTAGTAAACTCTGCGCGAGGGTCTCCAACAGTATACCACCTATCTTCACAAGCATTTAATCTATGAGGGTTGGTAGAACCTACACCCACATACTGATCATTGTTACCAGCAGCAGCAACATAGATGACACCTGCATCCATGAGTTCTTTTCCTGCCTCATCAGTAGAGTTAGATCTAGATGAAGAAGACCATGATCTATAAGCACCACTAACCTGGTTGTTAAAACCACGAACCATGGTTCTTGCGTCAGCAGGATAGGTCGAATAGGACCCGTTCATGAGAAGGTATCTATCAGCTCCTCTAAATCTTGTGTAGTGATATTGACTATTTCTTGCCGCAGCCTGATAACCCCACGAACCATTGACGACAGTAGGATTCTTCACACCAGTGGCAGAGTTTACTGGTTTATTTTGGTGGAAGATCTTCATCAGATCATAGGACATCTCAATGCCCATGCCAACATTGTCACTGATGGCAGGCATGTTCCAGATGTTTGCCTTGAACGCCAGACCGAAGTTCTTACCAGCAGCAACAGATGCAGCAGCAGTACCGTGACCAGAAGTGAGGGAGACAGAAGTGCCTGTACCAATACCAATAGATCTTATAGCAGTATAAGTTGTCGTAGGAGTATTGATTGTGGCGATGCCAGAGAAAGATGGAGATCTATAGTTAGTATTTCTCCACCACTCATGAGCAGACTCTGTGGCAATACCTACAGTGCCATCCGACTTAGTGTATGTGTATCCACCGTTGTCGAAGAAGGTTGGGTCAATATAGTAAGGTCCATCCAGAAGAACATCCTTTACTCTGGTAGTGCCATCATCATTTAAGAACTCTGGGTGAGATGCCATGACACCAGAGTCATGGATAATAATATCTACATTGCTACCATCATATACATAGTCAACATTATCTGTTCTCGCTAACTGACTACCTGTGGTAGTAATCTGAGATGTAGACAGACCTGTCCTACGAACACCCCAGTTAGAACGATTCTCTTCACCAGCAGTGTACCCAACGCCAGTCAGAGTGCGGTAGTATTTTACATTGCCAGCATTTCTTTTCTCTGGCGGAAGACCATGGTGAGATGGCAGAGGATATGCCTCTGGGTTGTCTTGTGGAGACAGTTCAATCCATGCAATACGAAAATCGTTTGCAAGTTCCTCAGCCTCTTCCTGGGTGAGTTCGTATGTGGATCTGCTGGGACTGTGAACTTTCTCATCAGAGCAGCAAGCACATCTATCTGGAATGTTTGCTACATGAGTCTCACTAGTAAGCAGATCATGGATCTCTTGCCAGTACTCTGGGCGAGATACTTTAAGCGTATATTTATTTAAAGACATACCGCCAATTCTAAAGTGGGCACCTTTTTTATATTTAGGTGTGGTAGAATATATAATAAAAAGATTTTAGATGAATATCGTAACGGGTGCTGGTGGGTTCATCGGTAAACATTTCAAGAACTCAATGAAGAATGTCGTTGAGGTTGAGATTGATGACTGCTTCAAGCTTTTAGAGAATTTTAATCGCTGGGATGAGGTGGACATGATCGTTCACCAGGGAGCATTGTCTTCCACAACAAATAAGAATGTAGACATGATCTACAGGTACAATATTGACTTTAGCATCCAACTATTTAAGAAAGCAATCGAGTATGGTATACCAGTAAAGTATGCTTCCTCAGCATCAGTTTATGGCAACCAGGATAAGATCATTAACCCATTGAATTACTACTCCTTGTCAAAGGCTACTGTAGACTATTGGGTGCTGGAAAATATGGATAAGTTTAAGCACATCCAGGGGTTTAGATACTTCAATGTCTTTGGTAGCGGAGAGTATCACAAAGGCGATCAGGCAAGTCTCGTCAGCAAGTTTGCATGGCAAGCAGCAACTGGTAAGATTCATCCATTCGTAGGATCAGATAAAGTGGTCAGAGACTATGTGTGGGTAGGAGACATTGTAAATGTTGTTCTGTCTAACAATGCAGGCAGTGGTATCTTTGATCTTGGAACAGGCAACCCTATCAGCATTCAAGATGTAGCAGATATCGTTGCAAAAAAAGAGAGGGTAGAGATCGAAAAGATCTCGTTCCCTCCCCACCTACATGGTAAGTACCAGTTTTATACCTGTGCAGATATGTCTTGGTTAAAAGACTATAACTTCATGACTGTTGATCAGTATGTCAATCGCCCTTCCTAATTCTATGTGAGTCAGAGTCAAAGTGTTGCGTTGAGAATTCAAATAGTTCTGAATCTAACAGCGCAACCATCTGATGTTTCAGTCCAACTGGAATATGAAATTTATCACCTGGTTCTAGCACGATCATCTCTGCCTTACCAATATCTTCATCAAAACCATAATACAATGAGATGAGACCACTCTGTAAGTAGAAGGTCTCATCTTTTATTTTATGGTAGTGCCATGAACACCTCTTGTTCTTCTCAATGAACAAGAGTTTGCCACAATATTTTTCGTTGTTAACGATCCATTTCTCGTGTCCCCATCCTTTAGGAACGATCTTTATTGAAGAAGTCTTCGGAGTTAATTCCTTTGTCATCGATGTAGTAGTCTGCTGCAGGTTTCCCCAGGAAAAGTGCGTGGTACTTACATCCCCAGGAGTTTAATTGTTCGATAGTAAACTCATAATACTTATCTCTTGCTGCGTCACGATCATTTTCAAAGGTGCCCATACCTCTTGCGGTATGGTAGATGATCTCGTGACCTTCATCATACAGTTTATTTATGATCTGGATTCTATCCCAGCGTGGATTAGCAAGAGTATATCTGCCATCCCCTTCACCAGGATAGCATATGGTGCCGTCGATGTCTACATTGTATCTCATAAACCCAAAATCCTATCAACATCATCCATCCTGAGAGTATAAGTCCCAGGGTTTTGTACTGCTACTGCTGCTGCCTTGTTTGCAAAGGCAATGGACTCCTCCATAAAAGGTAGTTGGATGTAATAAAATACCAGAGCGGCGAGGAAAGTATCACCAGCACCTGTCACATCAAATGTCCTGACCAGATCATTGCAGGGAAACTTTTTCTTATTCCATACTGCACCATCACCACCCATGGTAACGATCATGTTCTCTCTGTTAGGGATAAAGTTAGGATCTAATGCCTCAAACTCTCTCTGATTGATCT